AGACAACATCCTTCCTGCTGGCTCCATTTCATCTTCACTACAATTTGACTCTGGGGACAATGTAGAGTTTGGCGTAGTCAGTGGCTCCGATCTTTATGTTAACCAATCAGGATATTTTGGTGGGAATCTTGATGTAGAAGGAGTGCTAACTGCTCTTGAATTCCATACTATGTTTGTGTCAGCGTCTATTGTTTATCAAAGTGGTTCAACTAAGTTCGGTGACACAGCAGACGACACGCACGAAAGAACGGGGTCATTGTTAGTTTCGGGTAGCGTAGGAATAGGAACAGATAGTCCTACCTCATCACTTGAAACTAAACGAGCAACTACAGGAGTTCACTGGACATTAGATAGAAATGGATTAGATGTTGCGACAATAGGGGCTTCATCAACTGCTCTAAACATAGATGTGATTGCAGGGGGACAAATTATTCTAAATGACGCTGACCGTGATGTAAATACACTTATAAATTGGGATAGTGGTGTAGCATTAGCAGTTGAAGGAAGTTCAGGAAATGTAGGAATAGGAACAGCAAGTCCAAGCAGGAGTTTGGATGTGAAGGGATCTATCTGGGCAAATCCAGCCGATGGAAGTCACTCAGGGATAAATTTTAGACAAGGGGGAACATTTAAGGGCTTCGTTGGATTTAATGATGACACCGAAGTTGTCAATCTTAGTATGGATGGTAGTATTGTTGCAGGAATAAATGTAGATTCTTCTGGAAACGTAGGAATAGGAGGAACCTCACCACCAAAGAAATTATCTGTTGTAACAGCAGGAGATGCTTATGGTCTACAATTAGGAGAAGAAAGTGATTCAACAGGCAAACATTTACTGCTTGGTTATTATGTTAGTTCTAACTATGGAATTATTCAGGCTGTCTATGAGAATGATTCATTCACAGATCTCGCTCTTAATCCAAGTGGTGGAAAAGTAGGAATAGGAACAGTAGACCCAGGCGCTAAATTACATGTAAGCGGGAGCACAGCAGATATTATAGCCACCTTCGAAACAGCTTTTTCTAATCTCCATACTAATGATCCTGTAGTAAAAATTAATGCAAGTGCAGATACAAGCGTTACAACCTTTCAACATAGACTTCTTGATTTAGATTATAGTGGGGACGCATCAGGTGTTACGGGAACATATTTGAGAATGTTGACGGGAGGTACTGAGCGGGCTGGTATTGGACTGTCAAATGATGAATTTGCTATTACTATGGGAGCGGTTGAGAAATTTCATATAGATTCTGCTGGAAACGTAGGAATAGGAATAACGAATCCAACCGGATCATTACACGTAGCTGGTCCGGTGAGGTTTCATGATCTTGGCGCTTCTGGTCCAAATCTTAGTTTCGAAAATATTGGAGGTAGCACAGCGATTAATGCAGTAAATAATAGCTCTATATACTATGGTGCGTATCAGCATAGCTTCACCGACTATGATAATTCTAATGAGTGGATGAGAATAGATTCAGCAGGAAAAGTAGGAATAGGAACGACGGGTTCTGCTTTAACTTTAGAAGTAGATGGAGCATTTGGATTACCTGAATCATCTGGAACAACTCAAACAGGAGTTATGCGTTATAGCGCAACAGGAACTGCTGCGGTAATGGATATGGGTGTGCAAAATATTTCTCCTTATGGTGGATGGATTCAATCAACAGACGCCACTGATTTAAGTGCAACATATGCTTTGGTGTTAAATCCAAATGGAGGAAACGTAGGAATAGGAACGGTTGGTCCTACTACTAAACTTGAAGTACAAGAAACTGCTGCGGGGAATGTTATATCTAGTTTTAGAGTTTCAAATAGCGATGCAGCAATGACGATGTATATGTTAGGAAATTCTTACAATACTAATACTGGCTTGTTCCCAGGGGTTCTTGCTAATCCCGGTCCACCGGATACGCCCATCATTTATACCAATTCGGCAGAACCATTTTTCATAGGTAATTATCAAAATGTAGACATGCACTTCGGAACTAACAATTTAGTTAGAATGACTGTTGACAATGATGGAAAGGTAGGAATAGGAACAGCGAGTCCAGGGACTTTACTACATCAATCTGCGACATCAGGAGTTAATGTACATCGTATTAGTGTTGTGACCGGATCATTACTTAATGCTGATTTAGATGTAGGTGTAGGATCTGATGGACAAGGTATCCTAAAATTGTACGGGAATTATAATTTAGGCATATGGACTGCTAATGCAGAAAGACTAACTGTTCAAAATGATGGAAACGTAGGAATAGGAACTACAACACCAAGCTCATCGTTACAAGTTGGTGATGGTCGGAAGATACGCTTTGATGGGGATACGGGAGTAGGTACTATCAGGATTAGAGGTGAGGCTGGTGGTTGGGCAACTCTCCATGGATTCGAAGGAAGTTCTGGTACAGATAGAGGAGGTCTTTTTGGTTATGGGTCATCCGATGCTTTGGTTTGGTGGAGTATTGGGGCTGCGTATAATGACGGCATATTCACAATTCTGGCAGGTGGAAACATAGGAATAGGAACAACAACCCCCGCTGCTAAACTCGCAATTAATGGTGGTCTTCATGTAGGAGGAGACAGCGATCCCGGCGACAATAATGCGTTGATTGATGGTACTCTCGCCGTCACGGGCAAGTCTGGTTTCGGGGTTGCACCGGCTGGGGCCATAGTGAATATCGGAGGTACGTTGGCTGATGGGTCGTACTCCCTGAAGGTAGCAGGAGCGGCTGGTGCGGCACGAGACATTTTTCTCGCTGGACTGACGGGATTCTCAAATGGCTTTACCGTCGAATACAACGGGAGTGCGATGGTATATAAGGCTATGGATGGGGACTTCACCTTATCGGCTACCAAGAAATTGTATCTTGACGGTGGTACTAACACTTACATTCGGGAAGATACCGGCGACCGGATTGAGTTCGTCGTCGGAGGCGGCACTGGAGCCTTGCTTACAGCGTCGGTACTTGCTGTTACAGGAGATGTAGTAGCTTACTACTCTTCGGATAAGAGATGGAAGAGTAATCCCATAAACATAGAGAAACCAATAGAGAAGTTGATGCTCCTTAATGGAGTTGAGTTTGATTGGAATGAGAGGGCACCAAACCATCTTGAGGGGCATGATATAGGATTGATAGCACAGGAGGTCCAGGCAGTAATTCCAGAGGCTGTGAAAGAAAGGTGTGACGGTTACCTTGGGGTTCAATATCAGAAAGTGATTCCACTTCTTATAGAAGTATGCAAGACTCAGCAACAGCAAATTGACAAATTAGAAACTCAACTAAGAGGATTAGTATCATGACGATAACAGGATCGGACCAAGTAAATATGTCATACATCAATATTGAGTTAAATCAGGCTTACGACAAGGTTAATACTAGTTTGACAGATGCAAGTACAGGAGGCGGTACATATCCAGCTATTAATACTGATTCACCAAGTTATCCTGATGGAAATACTCCACATTCTATGTCAGAATTCTATTCCTATAATCATGATGCCACGCCGCCCTTTGCAATAAATATTACTGTCTGTGAATGTACTACAGGAAATGATTTTACTGTTAGTGGAACTTCCAATGGTGCTACCAGAATTGGTGTTATAGTTGCTGAGTATTTGCTTGATGAATATCAAGGCGATTCATCTACACAATGCGCAGCGCCAGGTGGGGGAGGTGATTGGATCTTTGAGGATAGCTTAATATATATTGATACCGACGAAATACGTGTTACCGCAGAGGTCCATGATGCAGCTTCTTGTGGGGGTTCCCCTGAAGTGTCTGATAATGATAGTTGTTTTTGCGGCGTTTAATACATATTTTAGAAGCTGAATAAGGATAGAAAACAGTATTTGGTATATATTTATATATGAGGTTATATGTCAAAACTAATAATAGGAGAATGAATATTATGAGTGACAAAAAGAAAGATACAACAAAGGATGAAACCCCTGCACCAGAAATCAAAATGGCACCCGAAGAATTGACTGCTCTTCAACAGATAAGAAATGAGTATGCAAGAGTTACTTCTTTGTTAGGACAAATTCACTTGGAAAGAAAGGGAATAGAAACAAGATTAGCAGAGCTTGAAGAAGCTGAGACACAATTGTTTATACAGCATACACAAGTGAAAACAGCAGAAGGGGAAATTGCAAACCAAATCACCGTTAAATATGGTGATGGTGTAATTGATGCAGAAACCGGAGTCTTTACCCCAAAAAGTGATTGAAAAACAATAATATAAAAACAAGGTTTCAAGAAAACTGGTTATATTTATAAGTGGACCTTTACTTGTATTATGGAGAATATGAATGGCAGAGAAAATTGTATCCCCAGGCGTCTTTACGCGGGAGCGTGACCTTTCCTATTTAACCGAAGGTGTTTCTGAAATTGGAGCAGTTATCATTGGCCCATTTTTGAAGGGACCAGCATTTATTCCTACTGTAGTAGAAACCCAGGTTGAATTTGAGAGAATTTACGGCACTCCTAATGGAACTTTTTATACACCTTATGCAGTACAAAGTTATTTGCGAGAAGCAAGTACCATTACTGTTGTACGTGTCGGAGGAATTGGGGGCTATACACAAGCGAAAGCAATTGTACTCCGAGCATCCGGTAGTACAGATAATGTAGTAGCTGTATTGTTTAATAGCGCAACTGGTGCGAGTCCGTTATATGGATTTACTAGTGCGTCTGTTACTCAAAGTGGAGTTACACCTGCCTTTGTACTTGAGTCTGGATCAGAGTGGACTTATTCAGCTTCATTGTCAACAGGAAGTGCTGACTATATTGAAAACGTGTTTGGTACAAGTCCTCTAGGTTCAAAAGAACCTTATGTTCATACAGTATTCAAAGACACGCTTGGTACAAGTTATCAGGGAAGTGATTATACAATGTCAATTGATGAAACGGTTGATCAGGTATTTTCTAATGATGCTGTACAAGCAACTACACCGTGGATTCGTTCACAATTGATTAGTGATGATAGGTTCAATCTATTCAAGTTGCATACACATGGAATGGGTAACGCTGCTAATACTGAAATCAAAGCTTCAATTGAAAGCGTTAAGAAGGCTGGTACGCTTGCCAGTACACTTTATGGTACATTTACTCTTGTTATTAGAGAGTACAGTGATACCGATTCTACTTTGAGCGTACTAGAAACCTTTGCAGGTCTTACTCTTGATCCCAATGATCCTAATTATATTTCTAGAATTGTTGGTGATAGATATACAACCATCGCTTCTGATGGTAAACTAACGGAAACGGGTGATTGGGTCAATAATTCTAACTACGTAAGAGTAGAGGTAACTGATTCAAGCACATATCCAACTGCTGCTATTCCAGCTGCAATCGCTTCATATCAATTACCAGTAAGTATTACCAATGGAATATTGCTTCCGGTAGTAACGTTTATCACAACTTCTGTAGATGATACGACTACATATTCTGGATTCGATTTTACATTGAGCGACAACGAACAATATGTCAACCCAATTCCAACTAGTGCTGGAACTGGCTCAAACGATATATTCTGCTTGGATAGTGCTGGTTCGGGTGAAACAAGTGCAGTAGCTGCTGGACTAGATTTGACGTTGACAACTAGTACTGAGATTGCAAAGAGACAGTTTAGTGTTGCTTTCCAAGGTGGGTTTGATGGAATGGCTCTTAACATCTCTGCTAGCTATGGTGAAGTTATCGCTGCTGGAAACACACAGGGATTTGACTTGTCTAGTTCAACTGCTTCCGGTTCGGTCGCATATATTAAGGCTATCAATGCTGTGTCAAATCCTGATGAATTTGATATCAATCTATTGGCAATGCCAGGAGTTATCAGACGGCTACATACTGCCGTCATAACATCTGCCATTACTATGTGTGAAACTAGAGGTGACTGTTTCTTCGTCGCAGATTTTGCGGGTGCTGGTGATACGACTACACAAGTAATTGCTCAGTCTGATGCTGTGGATTCTAGTTATGTTGGACATTACTACCCATGGATCAAGATTGTAGATGCTAACACAAATCAACTACTTTCTGTACCACCTTCAGTTGTGCTACCAGGGGTGTTTGCTGCTAACGATAGAGTAGCTGCTGAATGGTACGCTCCTGCTGGATTGAATCGTGGTGGAATTACTGGAGCTGTTAAGGTACTCAATCGTCTAACACATTCTGAAAGAGATGATCTATATGAAAGTAGAGTCAACCCAATTGCTACATTCCCAGGACAGGGAATTGCGGTGTGGGGACAAAAGACTTGTCAGAATAAAGCATCTGCTCTAGACATACAAGGTATCTAGTGTTCGAGCAGAATACCGCTCAAACAAGAGCTAGTTTCTTGAACATAGTTAATCCATATCTTGAGGGTGTACAACAGAGACAGGGACTTTATACGTTTAGAGTTGTTATGGATGAATCTAATAACACACCGGATGTTATTGATCGTAACATCTTGTATGGACAGATTCACATTCAACCAACTAGAACTGCTGAGTTTATTATCATTGACTTCAACATTATGCCTACGGGTGCAACGTTTACTTCATAGGAGTGATAGATGAAAGAGTCAGAACTTCGTAAGTTTATTCGAGAAGAGATTCAGGGAATGCTAACGGAAGGTAGGTATGAAACATATGAAATGGATCATGCAGAAGAAGATCATGATTGGAAAACCAAAATGGCTATGCAGATTCGTGGAGATAAGAATCATACTAAGTGGTTAGCAATAACGAAGAAACAATTTGAAGCAATTAAGAAAATACTGAATAAATAGATATTTATCTATAGTAGGAAGAACAAGATTTTAATAGGAGATAATAATGGCGGAAGTCTTAGAATTTAATGAGATGTTTTGGACTGCTTTTGAGCCAAAGGTAAAAAATAGGTTTATCATCGGTATAGATGGTATTCCGTCATATATGGTTAAAGCATCATCTAGACCATCAATCACATTTAATGAGATCGAACTAGATCATATCAACTTAAAAAGGAAGCTAAAGGGTAAGGCAACTTGGAATGATTTGACATTGACTCTTTACGATCCAATAACACCATCAGCAGCTCAAGCTGTGATGGAATGGGTTCGTTTGTCTCATGAGGCTGTAACTGGCCGAGAGGGATACGCTGAATTCTATAAGAAGGATATTGACCTTTGGTTGCTTGGACCCGTTGGTGACAAGGTTGAGCAGTGGAAGATTAAGGGAGCATGGATTAAGGAATTTGCAGGTGGAGACTTTGATTGGAGTGATGATACTCCAGCAGAAGTTACTCTTACAATTTCTTACGATTATTCCATACTTGAATTTTAACAACACGCTT